TCCCTGGTCGATTCCCACCAATGGGCAGCTTGCGCCGCTGACTGCCGCAGGAATTCAGGTCACAGAAGACAGCGCAATGAAGCTAGTTTCTGTGTCGGCGAGTGTCCGGCTGTTGTCGGATGCTGTCGCAGGGCTGCCGTTTGATGCGGTCAAGGCTGATGGCGCTATCCGGCGCACCCTTGAGCCTCCGCCGTCCATCATCTCCGACCCCTTTGGCGGCAACGGCAACTCCCAGCGGCCTACGCGCCGTCAGGGCTTTGTTCAAATGATGGTTTCGCTACTGCTGCGGGGCAACGCGTATGCGCTGATTACCGCGCTGGATTCCCGGGGCCGACCTGCGCGACTGCGCGTGTTGCACCCGGATCGCGTCAAGTGTGAGTTTGATGACGCTGGCCTACGCACGTACGAAATCGACCGGGAACCGGTAGACGCTAGCAGCATCGTTCACCTGATGGGGATGGGATTCCCTGAGTCGCCTACTGGCCTGAGCGTCATTGGGCAGGCTCGCACCGCAATTGGCCTAGGGCTTGCCGCTGAGGAATTCGGCGCGCGCTTCTTCGGCGAGGGTGCGCACATGACCGGTGTAATTGAGGTCGCGGCGGACCTGGACAGGGATCGGGCGCGAACGCTCAAGGAATCGTTTAGCGGTTCTCACAGCGGCCTGCGCAACTCGCACACGGTTGGTGTTCTGAGCGGCGGGGCCACCTGGAAGCCAATTTCCGTCACTCCGGAAGACGCGCAATTCCTCGGTACCCGCATGGCACAAGATCTGAATATCGCCATGCTCTTTGGCATTCCGCCGCACATGCTCGGCCAGACGGATAAGACAACTTCCTGGGGCACGGGCATTGAGCAGCAAGGCTTGGGATTCCTCGCCTACACGCTGTCTGCATGGCTGGGCCGCTTTGAGGATGCATGGTCGGCAATGCTGCCCGCTGCTCAAACGGCGCGATTCAACGTCGATGGCCTGCTACGCACTGACGCTGCCGGACGGTACGCCGTGTATGGCTCTGCGCGCTCTGCGGCGATTCTCACGACTAACGAAATCCGGGCGCTTGAGAACTTCCCGCCCGTTGACGGCGGAGACGACATTGCCGCGCCGCTGAATTCGAATGTGAAGCCACTCAAGGACACCGGGGCGAGCAGCAGCGCGCCTAAGGCAGACGCTCTAGGGGCTGTTTTGTAAATGACTGATTTTTCAATGCGCGGGACGCGGGCCGCTGGTCTGGAAACGCGTCAGCGTTCGTTCCGCGAGGTAGAGCTACGTGCGGGCCCGGATGGTTCCGGGGGTGACTCGCTGACGTTCACGGGTTATGCGTCTGTCTTTGACACGCCGTACTCCGTGCGCGATTGGCTGGGGGAGTACCGCGAGGTAATCCGGCCCGGTTCCTTCTCCCGCACGCTGGCGGATGGCGCTGACGTGCCGTTCAAGATTAACCACGATGGCATGACCCTTGCGCGGACGCGATCGGGGACCATGCAGCTTTCGGAGGATTCAACGGGCCTGCTGGTCGAGGCGCGGCTAGATCCCGCTAACCCGCAGGTGCAGGCACTCCGCAGCGCGATGGAGCGGGGCGACATTGACGAGATGTCGTTCGGATTCACCGTGACGCGTGAGCAATGGTCCCCGGATTACGGGCAGCGCGATATCCAGGAAGTCGACCTAAACAAGGGTGACGTAAGCGCCGTGAATTATGGCGCTAATCCGGCTACGGCCGGTGCTGCCCTGCGTTCCCGCGATATCGCGCAAATGATCCGCGATCATGCGGACCCTGCGGCGCTTATGCGCACGCTCGCTGAGTCTCTGGGTGTTGAAATCCCCGCTCAGCCAACCGCTGTGGAATCTCCCAGCGGCCTTTCCCCTCTTATGCGTCTTCGCATGATTGACGCTTTTTCCTCTCAGGAGAACCTATGAATAAGCGACAGCTAGTCGCTGATCTAATTGCGAAGCGTAATGAGCTGCGTAATGAGGTCGCCGGCCTGGTCGATTCCGCCCGCGCTGACAATGAGCGTGCGCTATCGGACGTTGAGTCTGCGCGTTTCGACGCTGCGGAGACCGAAATTCGGGAGCTTGACGCGCGGGTGCGTGAGCTTGATGAGCAGATCCGGGCGGATGACGCTTCGGCCGAGATGGAAAAGCGCTATGCGCCGTCCGGTGTCCAGGTGGTTTCTGAGCCTGAGATTTACCGGTCTGGTCACAGCGGGCGCAGCTACTTCCGCGACCTACACCTAGGCCGTAACCGTGGCGACCGTGACGCGCTCGACCGCCTGACTCGCAACACTAAGGCGCGGGAGGCTGAGACTCGCGGTATCACCACCGTTAACGGCGCTGGTGGTGAGTTCGTTCCTCCGAAGTGGCTAGAGGACAACTTTGTCCGCCTTGCCCGTCCGGGCCGCGTGACTGCGAACCTGATTCAGAACATGCCGCTTCCTCCGGGTACTGACTCGATCAACATTCCTAAGGTCAGCACCGGTACTGCGGTTGCGGTACAGGGCACGCAGAACACTGCAATTCAGCAGACTGACCTAGCCACCACGTCTATCTCGTCCAGCGTGACGACTATTGCGGGTGGTCAGGTTGTTTCGCTCCAGCTACTTGAGCAGTCTCCGCTAAACATTGACGACGTGGTTCTGTCGGACCTTGCTGCGGCCTATGCCCAGCAGTACAACACTCTAGTCCTGAGTGGTTCGGGTGTTGGCGGTAACCCGACGGGCATTCTGACCCTTGCGGGCACCACCAACATTGACACGACCGGTTCGCTTACCGTCACCGAGATTTACTCGCACGTGGCTAACGCGATTCAGTCTGTGCATACCGCGCGGTTCCTGCCCCCGGACACGATCATCATGCACCCGCGCCGCTGGGCGTTCCTGTGTGCTGCGGTGGACACGACCGGCCGTCCGCTGGTGCTTCCGGTTGCGAATGCCTATAACCCGCTAGCCACTTCCGGTGAGGTCGCGGCTCAGGGTTATGTCGGGACCATGCTCGGTCTGCCGGTCTACGTGGATGCGCTGATCCCGACCAACCTGACGGCGGATGCCGGTTCGGGTGAGGACGCGATCATTGTTGCTCGCCTAGCGGACCTTATCCAGTGGGAAGGCAACGTCCGCGCTGAGGCGTTCGAGCAGACTTACGCCAATCAGGCAAGCGTGTTCGTGCGGCTCTACAACTACATGAGCTTTCAGCCTGCCCGGTACCCGGCTTCCATTGCGAAGATCACCGGTTCCGCGCTGATCGCGCCTACCTTCCCGTAAGCCTGAGGGGGTCCCAGTGCAGTTGATTTACTACACGGGTCAGGATGTTGCGCTCAGCAGCGTTCCGACCGATAACACTGGGGCCCCCGTTGGCGGGCCTGTGACGGTCTCTCTGACTGTTACGGGCCCGTCTGGGCAGTCCAGTACCCCGACGGTCTCCGGGCCCGTTAGCGGGGCGTACAGCGCCGTTGTTCCGTCAGTGGCTTCCGCCGGTGTGTGGCTGTATCGCTGGACGGCCGTAGGCACGGGTGTTAGTTGGGTCTCTGAGGGACAGTTCACGGTCCGCCCGCCGGGCGTTGAACAGTTCGTAGACCTTGCCAGCGTCAAGGCGCACCTAGGGCTACCGCCTGCGGATACGCGTCAGGACGACGAACTACAGGGGTTCATCCTCGCTGCTGCGGATATCGCGCGGGACACCTGCGGGCCCTTTATGCCGGAAACCCATACGCAGTATTTCAGCGGCGGACGGCCGACCATCGTTCCGGATTGGTTGCCGATTGCCAGCGTGCTAAGCATCACCGAGTTTTACGGCCTGTCCGGCTTCGCGCTGACTGAGGAACCCCTAGGGGCGCAGGCAGACGCGTTCGGCTACACGGTCGATTACGCCACGGGGCAGATCACCCGCCGCACCTTTGGCGGAGACGCTGCCCTATTCGCTGCCGGTACCAAAAATATCAAGGTGGTTTACACGGCTGGCCGCAACGGTCAGATCCCGTACACGGTGCGTCTCGGCGCACTTGAGCTAATCCGCCATCTCTGGCAGCTAACGCAGCAGGGTGGCCGACCCCGTTTCGGATCTTCCGGCTTTGATGCGTCAGACCCGGTTATCCCCACGGGCTTTGCCGTTCCGGCGCGCGTCCTTGAGCTATGGTCCCCGTTCCGTCGACCCCCAGGTGTCGCATGAG